GTATCTTTTAGCACAGTTGTTTAAGTCATAACGCATTTGATTTTCATCAACAAGAGCCGATGCAATCATCGTGTCTACAATTTTACCGTTAATACTTAAACCTAGGGCCCTAATCCAACACACGTCATACATGGCGTTATGAAATATTTTTATAGCGTCTGTATTAAGGACTCCTTGAAACCATTTTAAAACTTTTGCTCTGTCCATATTGCCCCCACCTTCATGAGCAATTGGATAATATCCAGACCAACCAGGTACAGCTAAAGATATGCCCACTACGTCGCCAGCTTTAACTACTGAACCAGAACCCATTCTAGTATTTAGATTAGGATCTTTAGTCTCTAAATCAATTGCTATCTCATCATGTTTAGATAAATCTGGAAAGTCTTCTGGTGGTAGCCATTCTGTTTGTGGCGCGAACAATGGTTTTTGTATCATTTTTTTTCCTTCCATTCGTTGTAGCCTTTAATCCATTCTTTGTGTTTGCGTTCTTCGGTTTGGCGTTGTGATTCTTTATAAGATTCTTCTAATTCTTTTTTTTCTTTTTCAGCTTCTTCTAAAAAATCTTTGGTAGGTACTTTTTTCATTTCCCATTTAGTAATGATGTCACTAATTCTTTGGAACGGATAATTCCTTGCTACCATGTCAGCTCGGTATTCTCTAAGTTCTTTTAATAATTTCTCTAGTTCTTCATTTATCATTTATTATTCCCCATGAGTTTGATGTTGGTTTATCTTCTTCTTTTTTATTCTCTGGATAATCACGATCAATTGCCATCTGGCAATAATGAATTGCTTTTTCCAAATCTTGTTTTTGATTTTTCTGTTTATGCCTGCATAAGTATTTAATAGCATTCCCTTCGGCGAACGGAATATTATTTCTATTAATAAATTCTGATGGCTGAATGATCATAGAACTATAGTGAGTCCCTCCCACCTGTCTTTTATAAATATCATCACTCATATTTTGTATCCTTTATAACTGTCTTTAGGTGAAATAATGTGTAAGTGTTCCTTGGTTCGTGTTGCGCCGACATAGAACAATCTATTTTCATCATCTGCATTTCTTTCATATGATTTCATAGTATTTTTACTGAGATCTGTCAATAAAACTACGTTCTGAGATTCACCCCCTTTCGCTGCATGGATAGTTGATAATTCAATTCTAGGTTTCTCATTTAATTTTTCTCCATTCTTTCTCATTTTTCTTAGATAACTAACTTCTCTTGTAGATGCATTATCAAATGATTCAAACCATGAGTCCTTAGTATTTAATCCATAATCTTTTGTGAGTTGATCTATGCCATAAAAAGATCCTTTAGCCATTCCTTTTATTTTTTGTTTGTTAAATTTTTCAGGTGTCATGTAAGAAGATATTTTTAGTAATTGATCATAACTTAATAACTGTCCCTGTCTTAAATGTTCCCAGTCTATAGCAGCCATATGTAAATTTTGTTCCTTGGTTTTCTTAAATTTATTTTTGTAATAAAATCCTTTACGGTATAAAATGTCTTCTAAATCAGTAAGCATATATTTAGTTCGAGCTAATACTAACCATTCACCTTCAGTCATATTGATGTGTTCAAAGTCATCATAACGACTTAACGCTCCTTCATGTATTTTTGGATTCCAGGATTTGTCTATTCTGTTTCTAACTTTATTTATAATTCCCATAGCTAATGTGTGAACTTTAGAAGGTATTCTAAATGATTGAGTCAATGGCATCATTTGACCTTCCTGTGCTATAAAAGAATCCACATCTGCACCAGCCCATCTAAAAATAGCCTGGTCATCATCACCTGCTATAAAAGAATCATCTGTTTTATTCCAAATAGTTTTAGCCATATCCCACTGCATTAAAGAAAGATCTTGAGCTTCATCAATAAAGACAACATCAAACTTTGGAGACTTATCTGACTTAGTAAATTCCAATATCATGTCATTAAAGTCTATAAGGCCATGTTCTTTTTTATATCTTTCTAACTCATTAGAAATTATACGTAATTTATTTCTTTCTAAATCTTGATTGTGCTCATTTAAATCAAATAGTTTTTCTGGTTCAGTATTTCTTAATTTAGCTAAATTAATAAGATGAAGGTATTCACTATCAGAAGTAAAAATTCCTCCATGATCATCTTCATAGCTAGCATAGTTAACTGGAAAACCTAATTTTTTTCCAAGATCTTTATAATGTCTTGGTTGCATTACATTTTCTTTTTTAATTCCTAATTTTCTAAAAGCCAAAGAATGAAGAGTCCTAAAATAAGGTAAATCATCTTCAGTTAAATTAAATTTTTTAATTGCTCTATCTCTTGCTTCGTATGCAGCTTTTTGTGTAAAAGCAAAGTATCCCACTTTATCTGGATCAGTTTCCTTTAAATATTGATCTACTTTATTTAATAAAGTTGTTGTTTTTCCAGTACCTGGTGGCCCTAATACAATTGTTTTCATCAGTATGGTGCATCCTCTTTTAATTTTTTAGGTTTATATTCTGTATCTTTTTTATCGAATTCTTTTACTATAAAGACTGATAGTTTTTCTTTACCTACTCTTTTATCTTCACATCCACATTTTTCTTTGAGCATTTGGCCCGTTCTTTGATAGCCCAGATCCCATCTATGTCTCATTAAAAACTGATGATAGAATCTATCAAATACAAAATGATGATAGCCTTCTGAAGTCCAAACTCCCCCCTTAGATAAATCACTTTTTTCTGCAGCTACTTGTCTATTTAAACAAAATTCTTCTAAATGATTTTGCAATTGATCTTCGGTTCTCATTCCCTCTGCTGGTTCTGTAACTTCTGCATTATTTAATAATTGATTAGTAATAATGATCCAGTCTTTTTCTTTTAAGGTAGGTGGTCTAAATTTTAATTGAACCATACATGCCTCTTGAAATAAACTTTGTTGTCTTAAATGTTTTACACTTTCTAATTTCAATCTTTCTCCATCTACATTTAAATAATAATATGGATCTTCTAAGTCGATAACCTGTAGATCAGTTAGACTTGGAAACATTATGTCTTGACCTATTCCAAATTTACGTGTTCTACATAAAATTTTATCACACATACTACACATAGGTTCATCTTTACATTTATATCCCCACTCTTTTTTTTCATGTTGTTTTTTAATTATATCTACTTCTGAATCAGACAATGGTTTTTCCATTGCTTGAATGTTAAATAAGGTAATTCTACTCTTCCATTCGTTAGGCCATTTTTGTTTTGCATATACTCCATAATGAAACAATGCATTGTTTCTACTACCTTCTCCAATTTTATTTTGTGCTAATATTTCGATGCAAGGAGGCCCGTCAGAAAATTCTGACTGAGGCCTCTTTACCTCTATGAGACCAGCATCTAGTTGTTTTACATTATTATAAATCTCATAGAATTCTTCTAAACTTGCTGCGGTACCGTCTTCTTTAAAAGCATATCTTGTTGAATTATTACCATTAAAATATGGTAAATTTAAAAAGTTGCCGGTATCGTCTTGTGATTTTAATTCGGTTTGTTTTGGAAATACTTCTGATCCTCCATAACCTAGTACAGCTTTAATCTGCATTAGTTTATCTTGCATTATTTTTGCATCAATATAATTTTCTGTAAATAAAAATACGTGTGCACCCCCAGATTTAGATCTGAATACTACTAATGGTAAGTTTAATAATTTAATTTGTTGAATTAATTTTTTATGATCAAATCCTGCATAGGAATCTATGTCAATACATCCCCACTTACATTGATTACTATCATTAATAGGTATGACACCTAGACTTTCTTTGCCGTCTAAATGAAGAATCCAATGATCATCAGTAATAGGTTCTCTTTTAACAAAGGATTGACCTTTTACTTTTGTGCCTGCACCATTTGAATGTCCTATTTTAGTGACACCATGTGCACGTTCTAATCCTTCAAATATATCTTTAAATTTCTTTATTTTATCAATCATAACATGTTAAGTGGGCGTTTCCACTCTCGCTTAGACGCCCACTACCTAGGATTCGTTTAGTATGGTGTACTAGAATTTTCCTCTGATCCATGTTTTGCTTGAACTTCACCTTTTCCTACTCTTTCAGCAAAGTTTTTAGCAATATCATAGATTGATTTATCTGTTACAGGACCAACTTTAGATACATCCCATCCAAACCATGTTCCTTTGTCGTTAGACATCTGAACAGTCTTTAGATTATAAATGTGGCTATATGTTGGCGGAGTAAATAATCCGTTTTTACCCTGCATTTTCAATCCCATCATCATTGAGTTCCATTTTCTACTCACTTTTAATTGAGTAGCTTTCATAGAAATCAAAGCTGTGGTTGGGCTGCTACCTAACAGAATCACAAAGTGATTAGCAGTATTTTCCAGATAGTTACCATTTGGTAATCTATCTTTCCAAGATTTATCACGAGTAGTTGTACTCACAATATCACTATCTGCTTCGTGAATAGCTACAGGTGCACCAGTGCTGGTACCTCTATCTTGCCATTCTACGTACTGTCTTTTATAAAAAACTGGGATTACATTAATTGAATCGTACAGTTCATTGGTAACAGTGTTTATTATCTTGCCAGGCTCAGCGTCCTTGACATATTTTCCATGAGTTTTATTTACCTCAGGAGATAATTGTCCCAAAACTTTTAATC